ATTTGTGTGTCGTTCATTAGAAGTTAAGATCAGATCGTTCCAGTTTGTTAATAACATCCTGGCGGTACGCTGGATCATTGTCATACCGTGGATCATTCATTGCTGCAACAAGTTCTGCTTGGCTGCGGAAACCGCCTTGTGCCTCAGCAGGCTTACCTTGCAACATGTTTCCGTCCTGTCCCATAGCTTCAGTGTAACGATAATAAAGAGCTTGTAGTGCAAAGCTGATCTGACCCATATCGCCAGACTCAATCATTGCATCGTAGGTGTCAATCTCATTGTCGCTGAGATTCTCAGAAGCCCAGGAAGTCAGAGCACCATACTCTTGCTCCCCGCCAACTGCTTGATATACAGCAGAGATTTCCTCTCCTGACATCTCGCGACCTTGAGCACCAGCTTCTTGATCAGCCATCAATGCAAACACATCAGCAGGTGACATGTTGTTAATAGCTTCGATAGCTTCATCGGTAATCTCGCCGGTCTCTCGATATGCATCTAGAATACCATACAGACCGCCATCATCAAACTCTTCTCCATCTTCCTCATACTCTACTTCTTCGTCATCTTGACTTCCTAGCTTTTTCTGCAGCTCTAGGTACGCTGCCTCCAGCTCTTCAGTATTGCGATACTTACCAGCCAGACGTTGTTCATGAGCTGCTTCCAGCTCCTCGCCTACCCGCAGAGAATCAGCAAGTTCAGCCTCGTGGCTGTCCATGACTTCTTGGGCGACGCTGTTATCGGATGAAAATACTTCTGCCATTATTCCATGGGTGGTTGTTGTTCTTGCTCTAGCTCAGCAGCTAGTGCAGGGTTTTTAGATGGATCATTCATTGGTGTAGATTCCAATGCTGCAGCTTGCTTGGTAAGCTCCATCTGTTCTTGCTGCTGCATGTTCTGCTGCATCTCTTGCTGTCGTTGATCCATTGACTTAACGAGATTCAACACATCAATACCTTGGGCAGCTGCCAAACGTTTGACTACTTCATCTGGATTCAGATACTGTAGCATAGCTTGTGGTCCAAGCGTCTGTGCAATGGTTGTGATGAATGCAGTCAAAGACTCACGATCTTGACCACGACCAAGTGCGTTGATACCAGCAACGATGGTAGGCTTGACTAGATCTTTAGGATACCTAGGCAGCTCACCACTACGTTGCATCACAAGCAGCTTGCGGTTCAGGTACGGCACAAGGAACTCAACGGTGAGCAAACTGAATAGTCCACCAAGTTGTTGTTCGAGTTCGAGTTGAGTAAGNCNNACCTCTTCNGCTGTCGTGCGCTCTGATTGTCGCACGGTCAACACAAGGAATGCCTCAGCAATGCGACGTTCAAGAGTCGCCATCTGTTGCATGGCTGTTTGGAAGTCAGCAGTCTTACCGACTTGCACAACAGCAACATCATCGGGTCGCCCCTGAATGATAGCACCATTGCCTGCCTTCGCCAGCGTTTGTGGTTTAGTGGTCGATGAGGGTGACACAAGGAAGACAACTTTAGCAGCTGCTGCAGAGCCTTCTGTCATAGCCTGAGAGAGTGCTTCGAGTGACTTCAGATCACCGATAAACTCTTCTACTCGGCCGCGACCGTAGTTCTCACCATCCACCGAGTTGAACCTTAGCACAAGCCAAGGCGATGCATCACGTGGAGCTTTACCTTCAGTGCCAGGAATCTTTTTGTCGTACACCTCTTGGTGCCAGACCCAACGATTGTTGTCTAACTTACAATGAGTATAAACTTCTACATCATTATTTTGGTTTGTTGATTCTTCGCTGACCATCAGTGGGTCTTTGACAATATCAACAGGTAGAAGCTTTTTGTTAATCAGTTCTTTGGTTACGATCTCAATTACGTTGCCGTTACCATCTCGTTCTACAACATAGCGGTTCAATGGGTAGTGCTTAATACTCTCCTTGCCCATAAACAACAGAGCGTTGCCACCAACAACAAGATGTTTGATGGCTTGGTGAACGGTGACACGATCACTAGAAGCAGCGATAGAGTCCATCACCATACGCTCAAGTTTAGCAAAACTCAAGTCAAGTTCAGATCGAATCTCAGCAGGCAGTTCAGTGCCCAGCTTGTCATCTTTGATCTGCAGCTTGAAGAACGTTGTCTGCGGAGGCAGCAGAGCCAGCATCAATTTAGATGCAAGCGTTACCACTGCCTTAGCACCAACGGATTGCCAAGGTTGTGTAAGGGATTTGTGAGTAGTCCGCATCTCATCACGTTGGATAAGGTACGGAAGTGTAAGCTCAGAGCATCGAACAGCAGTGTCAAGATACTGAGTACGGCCACTACTTAGTGCATCGTACCGACTTTTTGCTGTCATTTAATTAACCAATGTTAAGACCAGTGCCGGCAGCACTGCCAGCGGTAAGCGCTTGATTGACCCGACGCTTGGGACGAATCCTCAAACTAGCAAGCGTAGTACGCTCACGTTTTTTGTTGGGGCTACGCACCCCACTATCTAGTGCACCAAGCGTAGCGTTTGTAGGAGTTGGTGCTCGGTATTGTGATGCTTGAGGCATCGGCGGGGGAGCAGAAGTAGGGGCTGCAGGTTGAGGAGGTACAAAGGCTGCCTGGAACCTACGGAATGCACGTCCAGGGCGCCTTGCCCGAGCTGCATTATTAGCAGATGCAGCTGAGCCACCCATGGAAATGATGGCATTATAAATGCCTTGATTAAAACGAGCCATTATTCTTCAGAGATACGTTGTTTAATCCAATGGATAATATCTTGTTGACCAGCGTTAAACATGATGTGTTGGATCCTGTCTTCTGGTCCGGTAAAGGGTGGCGGGAATTTTTCTTCTAACTCAGCTAGCAGTTTCTCGGGCGTGAGAAAGTTAAGCATATTGTGGGAGGTTTTGGTTTGCATGTTCAAAGAAGGCAGGCATCCGTGCTCGCTGTGTGTCAGCAAGTTGTGGTGCTTTGCCCTCATACATTAGCCGGTCGCTAGACTCTAGCCAAAATTTTTTGTCCAAATATTTATCGTCACTTTTGCCTAGTGGTTGCATGACCCAGGCAATAGTCGCCTTACGGAGTTTATCCAGAGACGGCGAAGCTTCCACACCAAGCTCTCTACAAACCAGAGAATTGACTCCGACGTGAACTTGCTCGTCTCGTGAGATGTCAGCTGAGACAGTCCGCATCCCTGCGTCGCCATTAAACCTAAAGAAGGGTAATAGGACGAAAAAGATTGCACGCTCAGCAACCATGGATTTAAGGATAGTGTGATCAGGATGTTCTGTCCAGGCATCACGGAGTGCGAGGGCTTCCCGCTCAGCTTGCGGATCAACGCCCCAAGCATCGGCGACATAACCCAAAGCGAGGTCGTGCTTAATCTCGTCTTGGACATTGCTCTCCAATATCTCACGTGCGAGAAATGGAACTTCAGAGGCGAGCGCATCACGAATAAAATCTCCCACAGGTAGTTCCATGTGTCGCAAGGCAAGTGCACGGCGCAGAGTCTCTTCCGCTCCCTCCTTGCACTTCCCTTTGGTAGTAGCTACAGGGGTCCATGTCCGCTTGCGTTCTAGTAATTTTTGATAAGGATGTTTCTTCATTCTTGGCAATCACAGGTAGGTTCTTTTTCATTGAGTAAATCTGCAAGGTAGTCATCAACGTCTTGTTGGTCAAGAGCGGCATACGCATCAGATTTATCTTGTGTATCGCCCATAACTTGGAGCGAGTAATACAAGGAAGTCTGGGGACTCTTTAGCCACTCTTCGATAAAGGCGTTGTCATAAGTAACAACATCGCTCCAGCTGTTGAAGCTATACCCGTGAAGAAGCCCAGTGCGATCTAGCAAGGACATCATGCCGTCAGCGACACGCTTGTACGCGTCCCAGCCAACCTCTGATGCAATCTCTACATCGCCATAGTCATATGATTCGACACCAAAGGTGCCGCTGTCCCGGTCAACGACGCGGGAGATAGGTGGTGCAATCTCAGGGGTGCAGGTGTAACCATCTACATCCTTGCTGCGGTAGCTACAGCTCGCAGTAGGAGCGATTGCAAAAGCTCGATCCATCGTGTAACTACGTGCGATGTTTGCAGCAGAGTCGATGCCGGCAGCGAATTGAGAGACCAGCTCGAATGCAGGTGTCTGGACAATTTCACCACGGTTGTATTGCTCAAGTGCACGTCCAAATTGTTCATAGCTAACGCCTACACGTCTAAGGAGATTTGCAAGTCCGAGCATTCCAAGGCCGACTTGTCGGTCAGTTTCGGGTGGGAGGTATTCACCACTCTCACCAACTCCAGTGGTTCNCATGCAGTGCACACAATTCAGACATACCTTCGACGAAAGCTCGTGGTATGTCATCGAACTCACAGGCTCCAAGATTAATATGCTGTAAGAGACAGGTTCCTCGGCTAGGCAAGTACACTTCGAGACAAACGTTGCCTCGGATACGGTTACCTTTTTTGTCATACTTTACTTTGTTGAGCCAAATGTCACCGGACTTAATGCCATTGAGTAGTTCCTCTTTAAAAGAACACGCCTCCCACCATTCATCTGTAATGTTGATGCATCGTTTAGCCCAAGGGAGTTCATGACGTGGAGTTTGTATAAACTCAAGAGCATCATTATGCCGGAGGTCAATATGCAAGACCACAGCACCATTTTTATAAACACCCCCACGTCGGAGTACAGAGTTAAGGGTTGAATAGATTTGGCCAAATGAAACCGGGCCGCTAGCGACAAGTCCCTTTCCATTTTCAGTTCCTTTCGGTCGGAGCTCGGACAGGTGAATAGCTACGCCAGCTCCATTACGGAGAGCATGTGAGGCGAAGCGCCAGCTAGCTTCAATACCCTCTGGACCCTCGCAAGAGTCTTGGACGTTGAAGATTGTGCACGACACTGGCAGCCGTGATGTTGGGTCGTCGATCCAGCTTTGGACACGACCAGTACGTGAAATAAGATTAGACATTAAACGAGATCTGACAAATCAGGTGGTTGATAGTTAGGTCCTTTGAGGACTTTTCCGTCCTCTCGGTAGATCGGTTCGCCGTCTTGACCAAGCTTGGACATATTGGATGCATGGACACGTCGCAATGCTTGCTCAATGTCCCAGTTCATATTCTCTGCGTACTGAGCGCAGACATAGATAAGGTCGGCAAGTTCTTTGAGGCACGCCTCCCTGTCAGGAGGGTGCATCATTGCCATTTGGTGATCAGCTTCTAAAAACTCTTTGAACTCTTCAACGATCAAATTTTTCTGACGGGTCCGGCCACTCAAAGAGTTGGGTATCTTGAAAGCGTTGCGGAACTGGATCGCTGTGTTCGATAGCAGTGACATTTTCTAGTTCTTTCTCAAGGTAGGTGATAGCTTTTTGCAGGTCATCAATCCTGCAGTCTTTGTAGCCTGCGCGGCAGATGTATTTGATTGCGTTCCCGAGAAAGTAGTTAAGCTCTTGATCACGAATGAAGTCCCAGACTTCTATTGTGCCTCGGGTGTAGTAGGACGGGCGGGCCAATTTTTTACTAAGTTAGATACGGTATTACATAGACAGAAGTTTTGATGCTGCAGAGCATCAAGGATAGTAATGAGATCTTCTTTAGATGCTTCAGGCATCATGTCTCTCATCCTACGAAGCTTGAAGCTCTGCTCCATCGTCAATTCTGTAATCGGAGGTGGGGGTCCATAGAATTGGACATCGTTGTTCAAAGTCATAGTCATCTACGGTAAGGATCTTGGCGAGTCGAGCATTCTGTAAGGCAATCTCTTCACCGAGACCCTTTTCCTTGAAAGCATTGACTACTGTTTCCCAGCTGTAGCCGTGCTTGTCGAACAATGTTTCTGCTCGCTTCACACCTACCCCAGGTGCACCTGCATAACCATCTGTTTGGTCACCTGCAAGTGTCTGAATGAGATGCCACTTGGCACCTTCGGCTTTGTTCACAGTCACATGTTCCGTAAGGTTGTACAGAGATCCTGGGATCTGCCGCATGTCCTTATCGGGAGAGACTATGACATTGCCTGAAAATTTTGTGGCATAAATCCCCATGGCATCGTCT